TATCGCATCTGGTTGTGCTGTTAGATCAACTAGGACACGATTACGTTCATAGTCATCCAATACGCGATGTTCAACACCATTATGATCAACCCAACGCTGTAGCATCATGTTGTTCCAATTATACCCTTTCTTATCTTTATCACCGTAGGCTTCTTCTAAGCCAACTTTGTTCTTACTACCTTTGGTGCGCACACCCGGAAATGCGGAAAATACATTATCTGTAGGATCACCACGCATACACTTTTCAAAAAGTATAAACTGTGGGTTAGGAATCTTCTTAGGCTCTTTGGTCTTTTTATCTAAGACTGGCTTGCCTTTCTTGTCAAAGATACCTTTTAGTGTATGGAGCTCATCACTGATACCATTGTATTGATTAACGTTGTCTGCTAGAAGTTGATAGAAGTCTGTGTCACTGGATATGATAGTGTGATGATCATCTGGATGACTTTGTATCCAACCTGCGATCAAATCATCAGCTTCTAATTCACCGTGTTGAAGGACACTACAGTTAGTCTTTTCTGCGACGAATGTTTTTAAGTTATCAAAGGCTTCCCAGAACAAGCGATCTTCTTCAGCTTCACTTTCAGTCAGTGCCGCACGTGCTACGCTACGGTTTTTCTTATAGGGTTCATAGAAGTCCTTGCGCCAGGATCTACCTTCCAAACAGAAGATCACATGATCAGCCTTTTGATCACGCCAGCTTTTATTTACAGAAGCTAAGGTTACGTGGATAGCAAAACCCAGCTTGTCCCAAGTATCTGCCTGGCGATGTGCTGAATGTCTTGCTCTAAAGAATGTATTTGCTGTGTCAACTAATAGATATCTCATTTAACCATTATACTTTCTTTAATGATTTTTGTCAAGTGTTTACTCCAAATTTGATGTGCATCAGGACCAAAATGGTAACTTTTTGGATTTACGGTTTTGAAACCTTGATTATTTAACCAATTAAAAAAAGTATGATTTATATCGTATGGAGATAGATAATTATTTTTCCAATTTATTTCATTATCGTTATCTAAAGGCGAATAGCTATTAAAAAATAAGTGTGGTATATCAGCTAATTCTGTGTGTAGTTCGTAGATTTTTTCTTGGGCTTGTTTCTTTTTTTGTTTAAGGTCTATATCATTTATCCAAGTTTTATATTTATTTTGAAAAATCTCTGGCCAATCATGACCAATACCACCTGCATTTATCTGCCAGTATTGATTCTCATGTAACCATTCTTCGCGTTCCCAAGTACTCCATCCTATTACAATAAAATCTGGTTTATAATTTTGCAAATACTGTCTTGTGGTGCGTATAATTCTGTCATTACTGCTAGCGCTTTCAGCATCACAATGTAGTTCGGCTGATAAATTTTGTGCTAGTATGTTGCCATAACTAACAAATAAATTATCTGGGTGTGGTAATCTACCTAAGTGTTTGTATTGCGGATCATCATTGGCGAATGCAAATGAATTAACTGCTTCGGCACCAGCACTATGGCTGTCACCATTTACATATAAGATCAACTTATTTCCGTTCTACCGTCGCCTAGATCACGACGATTAATATTTCTGCGTAATTCTGGGTCCGCCTGTTCTTGTTCAAAGGTTTCTAAAACTACATTTCGACAAACATTTTTAAACCAATTATCAACGATGTCTTGATCTGTCTTGCCTTGATAACCAGCACGCACTAAATTAGCTACAAATTTGTCATTCCAATCTAATTCAAATGCTCCTTGTCCTGGATCTGTAGGATCAATATCCATACCGATAACTTCAACCCAAGGTTCATCACGTTCTGTAGCTAACTCCTTAGGAGTCTTTTTGGTTTTTTGTTCTTTGATAACTGCGGGTTCTGGTTTAGTACCAAACAAACTATTGATTAATTTCTTTATCATATTATTCCTTGAATAAATCTAACTCTTCCCACGGTAAACCATCTTTACCAAAGTGTCCGTAGTTAGTTGTACTACTGTAAATAGGGCGGAATAGATCAAATCTATTAATAATGCCTTTAGGTGTTAGGTCTACATTAGTAGTTATCCATGAGGTAAGCTCACTATTATTTCCGTCACTGTCAACGTAAACACTCATGGGTTGCTCTACCCCAATCGCATAAGCAAGTTGAACAATAGCATGTGTTGCCCGGCCACTGGCCACGATGTTCTTAGCTAGATAACGTGCCATATAAGCTGCACTACGATCTACCTTAGTGGGATCCTTGCCACTGAACGCACCGCCACCATGTGGGCAACTACCACCATAGGTGTCGACAATAATCTTACGTCCAGTTAGGCCAGTGTCACCATCTGGACCTCCAATAACAAAGCGACCAGTTGGATTGATTAGAAATTCTGTTTCATCAGTAATAAATTCTGCTGGCAATACCGTTAGAATAATTGCTTTTACCTGTTCTCTAACCGTGTTAATATCCGTGTCTGCTGAATGTTGTGTTGAACATACGATCTTGACAATATGATTGATAGTATAATCATCATTGAATTCGATGGTGACCTGTGATTTAGCATCAGGTCCTAACCAAGTTGCTCCGCTCTTACGGATAGCAGTTAATCTTTTTACAATCTTGTGACTCCAGTAAATAGTCGCTGGCATGTAGTTGGGTGTTTTATTTGTAGCATAACCAAACATTAATCCTTGATCACCTGCACCAAATGTGTCGGTACCTAATGCGATATCAGCTGATTGACCGTGCATTAAATTAGTGATTTTCACAGTTTCCCAATGAAACCCATCTTGCTCGTAGCCAATGTCGCGTATAACACGACGCACAGCATTTTCAACTTCTAGATGATTGTAAATGCCTTTGTATTCGCCAGCTAGGACTACTTGATTAGTAGTAACCAAGGTTTCACAGGCACAACGATACGCAGTATTCTGCTCACGCATCATTAAGTCTAACACAGCATCACTGATAGCATCTGCTACCTTGTCTGGATGTCCTTCACTGACGCTTTCACTTGTAAACAAATAACTCATTTATTTTCCCCAACTGTTGCCCCAAAGATCAACGTGTAATCTTGGACTGTAATAATAACCACGACGCATAGCTTCATCAGCTACGTTAAATTTATTGCCGTTGTAAACACTTACAACACCGCCTACTGGCATAATGTATATAACACCTTTGAACTTGGCCTTACGATATTCTGATACTGCACGATCTACCTCGTCAAAGTCTTGGGGATTCTCAACTACAAACTTAAGATATGCAGTACCAACACGCTCATAGCTACGAACGATCTCAGGTTTAATTGCATCTGCCCACGTTTCACCTGACGCACTTAGTTTAGCACTAACACTGAATGTTATCTCACGGCTACCACGATTCCATAGTTTCAAATACTTGGCAAAGTCTTCATGTAGTTCCTGGGTACCGTTCGTTTCAAATGTTAAGTTTTTAAGATTATACATGTCCTTATGACTTAACAAGTCTGGATAAGCACGTTGCCAACCTAGCAAAGGCTCCCCACCTGTGATGACCAAATGTGTATCATTACCGTTGGGCATGATCCAACTGTTGCTGGGCACCAGATCTAGCATACGTTTGACTACACCATCAATTTCTAACAAGGGACTAAAGTTCTTAAATCTAGGATCCCAGCTGGCATAACTATCACAACCTGTTGTAACTAACGGCAGTTCTTCATAGATCCTGTATTGTGTTGGATCTATGAACTCACGTTCTGTACTCATCTGTGTACGATCCTTCATACCAAACCCACCACAGGTAAAGTTACAACCAAAGGTTCTTAAGAATACACTAGGTACACCAATGAAGCGTCCTTCACCTTGTGCTGAATAGAATATTTCACTGACTTTAAGTTTACTCATCTAATTAATCCATAAAGATAAATCACACATATTAATGCGTTTAATGTCCATAACTCTGGTTTCTTCCATAGCAAGCCAGTAATGACCCAGAATATACCAGCCAAAGAAAGTATGATGATGTTCAGCGGATACACATCAAGACTGGTAAATACCACCCCAACAACGGTGATGATATTAGCCAGCCAACTTATTAGTTTACTATTATTTTTGAAAAATTGCAAGACTATCTTTCCCAAGGGTAAACGATCCAAACATCTTCTTCAGCCTTGTTTATAGTCACAGCACTGTAGTTAACACAACGACTAAACTTGCTAGACAAGTTATCAAATAACACAGCAAAGCGAACATTGTTTCCCCAGATGTCCGCCCAAGCTGGATCATTGGGTAAACTACCTGCTTGCCAATCTTGGATGATCCAATCTAATGTAGCACCTGTGTCGTTAATGTCATCTAAGATCAGTATGTTTTTACGTAGACTAGGATCACTTGTTGGCTCACCTTTAGGTCTAGGAACCTCACTAGCATCTATATAGCCAAACACATCTTCAGCCATCCAACCGTTGCTTTCACCACCAGTGCCATCACGTAGAGCTACCTTTAATGTTTCCATAGGGATATCTAACATATGACTCATATATACCGCGGGAATAAGTCCTCCGCGGGTCAGTCCAACAATGTAGTCAGGACGCCAGTTGTCTTTGTACATTTGGAATGAGATACGATTTACATATTCTCTTATTTCTACATCACTAACGTATAACTTTTTCATCTCATTAACTCCATGGTCATGATCTTAGCGATAGCATCTGTTTTATGTTCATCATCTTCGTGTATGATGTGCATATTAGTGGTCCACTCTTGACGAGTTTTATCCCAACGTCCTACTTCAAGGATAATGCCACCTGTGGCATTATAGATACGGAAGTTAGTTTCTGGATTACGATCAAAGAAATTAGGTGAATCATTGCGACATTTAATAGATACAATGTCTCTTCGATCATCGTCAGGAGTTCCCCAATCATCAAATCGTTCTACACCCAACCAACTACATATTTTCTTTTTAATCCAACGCATGATTATCCTTTATATGCTCTAACACTGATAATTTTGCCTGTTTCATTAAATGTAATAATGTCTGTAACTAAAATCTGTTCCTTACCATTGATAGTGATTAATAGTTCAGCTATGATAGTATTACTATCTTGATATAAGGCCCTAGGAGTAACTGCGATAGTGTCTACGCTGTTAAAAATCTTTTCATAAATAGCTACGACATCTTCTTTACCCACTGCTGAGTTTTCCCAATCATGTAACTGACAACCAGAAGCAAACATCTTAGATAAACTATCTATATCTTTAAGTGAGAAATTATAAAAATATTCTAAACAAATTGATTTTATATCCATCTTAGAATTCCTTGTTAAGAGCAAAACCAAATAATTGACTAGTCACACCTGCTTGATTAAGATAGTTGGTTTGATGTTCACCGTAGGTAATCAAGTTTAAGTTTTTAGTTTTATACTTGTAATATACACCCATGTCATACTGCATTGCAGTTGGACTAATGTTTACACGACTACGATCATATGCTATGTCACCGTTAGCAGTCCATCCAATTGGCACGCTAACATCAACAGTGCCTTTACTTACTGTTACTGGTTGGCTTACAGTAGCACCAAAACTGTGTTTTTCTTTAGTATAATCTACGCCCATGTTCCAGCTGTATGATTGTGTAGCACCTACATTGGTAATCAATCCACTGGTCTCTAAATTGGCTTGTGTAAAACCCATCCAAGCACTACCAAATAAGCTCAAGTTTTTATTTAAGTTATATGCACCAGTAAAATTCATAAACTGTGTATAACTACCACCAACTTCGCCCATCATACCTGAGATCTGATTGCCCATCCAAGCATTACGTTCATTCAACACGCCAAAGCCCACACGGTAGTTTGTCTTGTCATTGAACTTAGTGGTATACCCTGACTCAACTAAACCTGTTTGCGTAAACTCATTCATTGACATCCTAACATCATACTGCCCTAGAGCAACTTTACCACCATTGGTGTAGTAGTTCAACTTATTGTAAGGATTGTAGTCCTCGTAAAAATTTGCTTTACTTATAGGATTAAAACTACCTGTAGCTCGTTTGGTATTGGCGGTTGATGCCATGTTAACATAATAATCACGACCAAACTCATCTGTTACCATCACTGAACTTAGTGCACCAACTGAAGCTAATCCGCCTGACGTGCTGGTTGAAAATCCACCACCAAGTGCGA